CTACGCTAAATACCAACTATTAACCAACGAATCAACAAACGAGCAACCAACGAATAACCAGCAAGTAACCACTAACAAGAATGATAAGAAAGAAAGAAGTATATTTAAAACACCTTCTTTAGATGAATTAAACACATTCTGTTTGGAAAACAACTTGGATTTAAACACATCTGATTTCTTAAACTATTACGATTCCAATGGTTGGATGGTTGGTAAAAACAAAATGAAAGATTGGAAAGCTACAGTTAGACGTTGGTCTAAACCAAAACAAGAGTATATTTACGATCCTTTGGTAGAAAAAGCAAGACAAAATGGATATATTAAGTAAAGGTAGTACACAACAGTATCTGTTGGACTACAAAGCAGGACGCATTAAGCAAGGACTTGGATTAGATTGCCACCTTGACGATAACTTGAGATACAAACCTAAACAACTAAACATCATTTTAGGTCATGACAATGTCGGAAAGACGTACTGGATTAATTGGTATTTTCTTTCGTTGTCACTTAAACATGGAATCCGTTTTATTCTATGGTCAGGAGAGAATCAGTATGGACAAATCCTAAGAGATATGATTCAAATCTATTCAGGTAAACCATACAAAGAACTACACGAAAAAGAAATACTTTCCTATTCAACATACTTAGAGCAGTTTTTTGATTTCGTAGATAATTCAAAACTTTACAAACCTGCGGAGTTATTTGAGATATTCCGTAAGTCTGATGCTCATGCTTGTTTGATTGATCCATACACTGGACTTGATAGAGAAATGGGATATGAAGGAAACTACAAGTTCTTAAACGCAGCTCGTCAATTTGTAAACGAAACAGGTAAGTCAGTCTACATAAACACGCATCCAAATACAGAATCAGGAAGAGCAGGAAACATATATGCTGAAAATCATCAATGGAAAGGACATCTTAAGCCACCAATGAAAGACCATATCGAAGGTGGTAAGGCATTTTTAAATCGTTGTGATGATATGTTTGTGATTCATCGCTTAGTAAAACACGAAACAATGAAATTCGTAACTTTGATATCTGTTGAAAAAGTAAAAGACACAGACACAGGAGGAAAGATTACAGCATTAGATGACTTTGTTATGTGTGATTTTAATAGCGGATTAGGATTCACAATAAACGGACAAGACCCATTGAAACCATTTCGACCTAAATCACCAGTACAAGCAAAAATGACAATGATTGAGCAGAAGTTAAACAGTATTAAAGCAAACAAAGATTTCTAATGAAAACAATAAACTCACTAAGTGGTGGTAAAACATCCAGCTATATAGCCGTAAATTATCCTGCTGACTACAATATCTTTTCGCTTGTGCGTACAAATGATATCAATTGCTTATTTCCTGATGCAAAGGTTCGTCAAATGGTAAGCGATAGAATCGGAAGAGAATTTATTGGTACACTGGAAGAAGATACAATTATTTACACAATGCTTGATTTAGAGCAATATATAGGAAGCGAAATAGTATGGTTGTCAGATAAAACCTTTGATGAAGTAATCGGAAGTTATAAGATGGCAAATGGAAGTAATTATTTACCTAATCAAATGACACGTTATTGCACAGTTGATATGAAGGTAAAACCTATTGCCCAATGGTGTTATGAAAACACGGATCTTCCCATTGAAATGAGAATCGGATTTAGAGCTAATGAAATGAGTAGAGCAAAAACAATGATTGATCGAGCAGTTGATGGAATAGAGCATTTTAAATTTAAGGTTGGAGAGAAAAATGGACGCAACAAATGGAAAACATTACCATATCGAACTGCTAAATTTCCACTAATTGAAGCAGGTATTTTTAAAGATATAATTGAAGAGTTTTGGAAAGATAAACCTGTAAGATTTGCTTACAAAAATAATTGTGTTGGATGCTTTCATCGTTCTGAGATATTCTTGAAGCACATGAGTCAACGAGATGAGAACAAGTTTCAGTGGTTTATTGACATGGAACAGAAAAACGGATGCACATTTAAAAGTGGAGTAACATACGAGAAAATAAAAAACCATAAATTACAATTAGATTTGTTTGATGAAGATTTCAACGATTGTGATTCTGGATATTGCGGACTTTAAATTAAAATTATGGACATAGGACTAAAACTACTTTACATCAAATCACTAATACAAAAGAACATTTGGAAAGTAAAGTTAACACGAGAAGAACTCGAAGAAAAGAAACCATCAGCAACAGCATTTATCAACGGAGCAATAGACACAGAGAAAGATTTAAAAGAAGTTCAGTTTGCAATTGATCAACTTGAAACTGAAATGCGATTGATGGGACGAGAGATAAACCGATGCTTACAAATAAACGGAGAATTAAAGAAAAGAATTGAAGAATTAGAACACGAACTTAAACACCAAAATTTAGAACTATGATTAAAGAAAAAAAGTTAGTAGCACTATCAGCAGTGCTTCCAGTATTAGCAGATTTCATTGAGGACTTAAACGACCAGTATATATTCAAACAAGACTTAAAACGTAAAGCAAACATTCTTGCAGACGAAATAAGGAAAGTTGATTACAAAGTTTTACAGGTATATGGAGAAAAACGAGATGAGATATACGAGCAACAAATACAGTTGCAGCTATTATTTAGACAATGGATTGAAGAAACGATAAACTTAGACTGATGCCAAGATGTAAAAACTGCAAGGAGAAGTTCGAACCTATCAGGTTTAACATGAAATACTGCACTGAATCTATTTGCTTACGAGCTTTCTCCGATGAGATCAAAGCAAAGCAATGGCAAAAGACGAAAAAGAAAATGAAAGCTGAGTTAGAAACAGTACAAGATATTGTAAAGGCAGCTCAGATAGTATTCAATAAGTATATCAGAGAACGAGATAAAAACGAAACTTGCATATCATGTAAAACAATACCTAAGAAATCCAATGCAGGACATTTTTGGAATGCTAATAACCACTGGAACGTTCGTTTTGATGAGGATAATGTTCACTTACAATGTGAAAGATGCAATAGTTTCTTATCAGGTAACCTAATTGAGTACAGAGCAAACCTAATAACTAAGATTGGAGCAGAAAGATTCAGTCAATTAGAAGCCAAAGCAAGAGTAACTCGCAAGTTTACAAAAGACGAACTAAAAGAAATCATAAAAAAATATAAACAAAAAATAAAAGATATGGAATAAATTTATATCTTTGTCTAAACTTTAAAACCAAGTTATGAAAAATTTACTAAAAATTCAGGCAGAATTAAAATGTCCAAAAGGTAGCTTTAACTCATTCGGAAAGTACAAGTACAGAAGTGCAGAGCAGATTCTTGAATCACTTAAACCTGTTCTATTAAAATATGAAGCTACATTAACTTTAAGTGATGATATTATTCAAGTAGGGAACAAACTATTTTTAAAAGCTACAGCTTCATTATGGCTGAAAGAATCTGATGGTATAGAAACAACCAATTACACACTTGGATTTGCAGAGTTAGGAGAACACAAAGGAATGTCATCTGAACAATGTACAGGAACTGCATCAAGTTATGCTCGTAAATACGCTTTAAATGGATTGTTCCTAATTGACGAAACTGAAAGCGATCCTGATTCAAAAGATAATACTCCAGTGCAACCAAAGAAACAAGCATTAGACTCTAAACGCTTCCAAGATGCAATCAAAGCATTAAACGATGGTAAAATAACACGTCAATCTTTAGAAGATAAATTCCAATTAACACAAGGTCAAATTGAAATCTTAAACACGTTATGAAAGTTAGATGTTCTGCTTTAGGAAAAATCATGACTAACCCCAAAAAAAAGGAAGAGTTACTTAGTCAAACTGCAAAGACTTATATCCACGAGATGGTTTTGCAGGATAAATATGGAATCAGAAAAGAGTTTAGTTCACGTTACACAGACAAAGGAAACGAAGTTGAGAATGATGCAATCGCATTAGTCAACGAAGTGCTGGATGTTGGATTCATTTACAAGAACGAAGAGTATTTCGAGAACGATTGGATTAAAGGAACACCTGACGTAAACACGGAAGATGTATTACTTGACGTTAAATCTTCTTGGGATGGAACTACCTTTCCATTTTTTGAAACTGAGATACCAACTAAAGACTATTTCTACCAACTGCAAGGATATATGTGGCTAACAGGAAAGAAAGAATCAATGCTTTGTTATTGCTTAGTTGATACACCTGAACTGATGGTTGAAGATGAAGTAAGACGCGCTCACTGGAAACTTAATCTAATGGAAGAAAGTTTGGATCTACGAGATGAGATTCAGAAAAAGCATATCTTCTCACACATTCCAAAGAATCGCAGAGTTAAAGTATTCTATGTGCAAAAAGACGAAGCAGTCATTGAACGAATAAAAGAACAGGTAGAGCTTTGCCGAGAGTATTATAACACCTTAATTAATTTCTTATGAACAAGCAAATAGAAGATAAAATAGTATTACGCGTTTTGGCACGTTTTAACGAACGAAGTCAAGTAGGAATAAACAAGTACAACACAACGCTTGAAAGAACTGATTTGAGTACGTTAGAATGGCTTACACACTTACAGGATGAACTTAT